GACGCTGTCGTGGCTTCACGGCCTTCTGTTCTGGCGTAGATGCTGCCTTCTGGGGTGCCATCAGCCAAACCTCACAAACATGTTTTTAGGATCACCAAGGCCCTGAGCAGCTCTTTCAGCAGCACGCTCACGCGCAACGATCGCTTTGAGTTGCGACTCACGTTCCATTAGTTGACCGAGATCTAGCTGCGTAAATGAACGGCTGCCAATGCTGTATTGCTTAGACCGACCGCTAATGATTGTGCGAATTGCGGTCTGTACAGCCTCAAGATCCTGTTCTGCCTGGCTGCGACCATCGAATGCAGCTGGTGTGCCGCTATAGGCCAGCGACTCGAGCACCGTAGTGGTGCCGCTGCCAGTGATCACCACGTCATCGCCTGACGTGATCTTTCTCTGCCAGTACCAGGTGCCGGCATTCCATGCGCTAGTGACAGCAGCAGAAAGAGCTACATCCCAACCGCCATCAGAGCGTGCAGTGCCGGTAACAGTGGCGCCTTCACCTGCAGTATTGGTGCGAAAACTGATTGTCAACGTCCATGCTGCTGATGTAGCAGCATCACCTGCTGGATCAGTCGCAGCTGGCTCTATCCACTGCAGGGTGCTGCCGGCAGTAATTTCAGCGGGAACAGTCACGGCAAAACCTCCTCGGTCTTAGGTTAGCTTCACCAGCCTTCAACAAATCCAGGCCCTGATTGTTTTGCTCTACGGCGCCTTGATGTTGACTTATCTGATGGTTTTTTTGACTGTTGCTGTGCAGCGGCCTCGAGCTGGTCCCACATGGTGGCCCGGTTATATCGACGCTTGACCAGCTCAAGGCTTGCCAGTGAGTAAACGCACAAGTCAAGCGGCTCATTTCGTGCTCCGCTGGGCTTCTCCCACGTCAGCACCTGAAAGCCCTTAACGGTCTTGGGGACCAGTCTTTCGCACGTAAGACCTTGCAGGTAGTCCTCTGTTACGTCATTACCAAAGTGAATCGAGCCAGGACCAGTGCCGTCTTTCTTCAGGCGAGCATAGATGGTGCGCTTCAGTGTGTCGCCACCCACTTGGTACAGCGTCAAACCGCCTTTGATGACACGTCCTCGCCAGTTCACGTCAACTTTGCTCCCTTTGCCTAGAGCTGGCGCTGATCTGTTGCTGCTGCCCTTGATGCCGATCACTCCTTCAGCTGTACGTGAACGGCAGAACTCATAAGCCTCTTGCGTGAAGTGGCCGCCAGTATCTACAGCGCAATGGCGCACAGTAAGGGTGCCGCCATCTTGCCGGGGAAACTGCGTCTTGCGGATGCTGTCGATCTGATCCCAGACTTCGTCGTAGGCAGGGCTGCCCTCGATCTTCTGATGCCAGATACGCCACATCTCTTCGCCGCGGCCAAAGCCCCAGACGGTCGTTTCAAGCCAGGTGTCCTGTACATCAACTGCCATCAGCAGGAGCACAACACCTTCAGGGCAAGTGCCGCTGCTGTAGCCATCAGCTTGCGCACGGGCAACCAAGCCATCGGCATTGATCGCAGCAACAGCTTCATCCTCCCAGGCCTCAGCAGCACGCTTGTTCACCCAGCCCTTCAGGAGCAGCGGATCAGTTTTGGCTCGCAGGAACTCATCGCGAATTTGCCCCCAGCTAGTCCAACCGGCCGGAGCGCACCAGGCCGGCAGGTGGAAACCAGCCGTGATGCCATCGCCTTTTGCTGTCGGCTGCCAATGTGCTTCTGTGAGCATCGCAGTTTTGTGATGCTCGCTGATGCGCTCACCGCAAGCAGGGCACTGAGCAAACACCTCCCCATCAGGTGTATCCCACTTCATGTGCTCACGCCAGCGCAGCACTTCATGCGCACCACAGCAGGGCATCTTCAGTGCTAGCTGCCGGCGATCTGATCGGTTCTCAAACTCATGAGTGATGCGACACATGCCGCGGGTGCCGGGCGTGCTGGTGATCAGCACTTTGCCCATCGGAAAGGTTGATGTGCGCGCCTCAGCGTTCTCGAGCGGATCACCTTTGTCGTCGGCCTCAAAGGGGTAGCTAGACACCTCATCAGCCAGCAGGTAGGCCGCCGGCATGGACTGCAAGCCGCTGCCGCTGTTGGCGCCGGTGAGGGCAAACAGGCCACCGCGAAACTCCTTTAGGAACATGGTGTTGCCGCTATCGCGGGCCCTGGCTGGCGGCACCAACTCCGACAGCACTGGCGTCTCGCGCAGCAGGGGCTCCAGGCGCTGCCGGTTCAGGCGCTTGGCCATGTCGAGTGTTGGCTGAACCAGCAAGGTAGGCGCCGGCCATAGATGGATAATCGCGCCAAGCCAGTTGATCAACGCTTCAGTTTTGCCTAGCTGCGATCCAAACATCAGCACCACACGCCGGTAGGGGCTGCTGGTGCTGAGGCATTCCATCGGCTCGCGTAGGTATGGAGTGCGATCAGTGCGCCATGGGCCAGGTTCCGCTGAGCCCTTGCTGCTGAGCACGCGATAACGATCGGCCCATTCTGCGACAGTCATCGGATCTGGGGGCACCCAGCCATTGCGGTAGGCCGGCGCATAGAGCTTCAAACCATCAGGCATCGGACAGATCTGCGATTGTGCGGCAAATGACCCTGATCTCCTCAGTCAAGATCACATGACATTGCCTGATGTCACTGGTGCCGGCTACTTGAGCCGCTAAGCGATCAGGCAGGGTCATTAGGGCATCACGAGCGCGACGTGCTTCAGCGAATGCAGCGGCTTTCACTTCAGCAGCGGAAACAAGCTCTTCTTTGAGCTTCATCACCTCTAGGCGCTCCTTTTCGGCCTGATAGACGACCTTGGCTCGCTGAGCCTCGGCCATGGTCGGGCCGACTTTCATCAATTTCTGCGTAGCCACCTCACGTGGCGTGTCCTGCGTGATCTTGCTTTGAGTGTTGGAGACCCATTGCAAATCGGCCAGGGTTGGGTCGATCACCCAGCGGTTGTTGATCTTACGAACAGCAGGGTCAGAGAGCCGGCCGGTCTGGATTGCTTGGAGCACAGCGACGTGACTTGTACCGCGCAGGCCCTTTGCTTTGCGGTGCGCTGCGTAGGCCTGCAGATTCATTCGTCGTCAGCAGGGAAGGGTTCGCCTGTGCTTTCGAGGGTTGCGGTCTTGCCGGTAAAGGCTTGCCAGCGACTGACGATCACGTCGCAGTAGGCGGGGTCGAGTTCCATGAGGCGTGCGTGACGGTGCTGACGCTCGCAGGCGATAAGCGTGGACCCACTGCCACCGAAAAGATCGAGCACCACTTGAGCTTTATGGTTTGCGATTGCCCTTTCAGACACTGCGACTGGCTTCTGTGTTGGATGCAGCTTGTTTTGCTTTTCTTTGTCGATCTCCCAGATTCGTGTTTCGGTAGTGGGGCCAACGTAATTGAGCTTTGAGCCTTTGGGTTTCCACAGCAGGCAGGGTTCGTGGTTCGGTTTGTATGAGGCACCTAATGCTCCATAGCCGCCAGGTTTGCGCCAGATGAGGAGCGCAACAATTTCACCGCCAACAGCTTCAACGCCTTTGTAAAGGCCGAAGGGAACGGTGTCTGCATGGAACATGAAGACAGGCCCAGATGAGAACTGATTGGCGATAACAACAGCGTCGTAATAGAGATCTATGTCATCGTTCATCAGCTTTCGCCGCTGCGCCGACTTCAAGCCATCGCCAGTGTCCTGCAAACCGCCTTCGTAGTTGACACCGTATGGCGGGTCAGTGAAGACCATGTCGGCCTTCTTGCCATCCATTAGGCGTTCAACGTGCTGAATGTTGGTGGAGTCACCACAGAGGAGGCGGTGGTTGCCCATCAGCCACACGTCGCCCGGCTTACTCACAGGATCGGCCGGTGGCTCAGGCGCATCATCAGGATCGCCCTGCTCCTCAGCCTCCAGCTGCTCCACCTCAGGCAGCAGCTCTGACAATTCCTCATCGCTAAAGCCCAGCAGGCTCAGATCGAACTCCTGCGCCTCCAGCTCCTGCAGTTCAATTCTGAGCAGGTCAGCATCCCATCCAGCGTTAAGCGCCAGCTGATTGTCTGCCAGCACATAGGCACGCTTTTGCTCCGGCGTCAGGTGGTCAAGCACCAATACGGGCACCTCGGGCAGGCCTAAATCCTTCGCAGCTAGCAGCCGGCCATGACCAGCGATGATCCCGTCCTTCCCATCCACCAGGATCGGATTAGTGAAGCCAAACTCAACGATGCTGGCCGCAATCTGCGCTACCTGCTCCGGGCTATGGGTCCTTGCATTGTGTTCATAAGGCTTAAGCCGCTCTACCGACCAGTGTTCCAACTTATTTGGGATTTGCGGGCCTTTATTCACGCCTTAAGCGCATGTAAGTGCAGCCTACGCGCTATGTAAGGAACGTGCAACAGCCATGCACTTGTACCGATAAGCGATTGCGCTGCAGTTGATTTGGGGCCTGTAACCTACTTACAAATCTGCGGCTAGAAAAAGATCGGGCGAGCGAACGACC